AAATCCTCCAATGAAGCAACTTCTTCTGATGTCCAGCCAACTGCATCCAAGATCGGTTCGATTGGATCGAGGAAAGTCTTTTGGAATTGCACTTCATGATCAATGTAATTATGTAAGCCAAACTCTTCAGGAAGATAGTCTGGAAAAGCAATTACATTCTCATGTATCGTGTTTGGTTTTCGAAGATAAAGAAACTTGATCTTATCTCCATTATTGATTGTTGTATATTTCTTTTGTAAAGCCATGTCGCCTACAAGCTTGTTATACATGATCGATCCACGTACGTGTATGGGTGTACCTTTTTTATAGATTGTATCTCTTGACTGAAACTCACGAACTTTACTGACTCCACGAGGAAAAGCAATCTGATCTGGTGGTAGAGTCTTGAAATGATTTTTGAATTGTTCGATTGCTGCTTGAACTGAGGCTTCATCTTTCTGCATAATGACTTTGAATATCTCTTTAAGAGCTTCACGACATGGAGCTGGAGTAGAAGACTTAATTGCTTCAATACCCATGATCTTAAGTTTTGGTTCAGCATATCTTACGCCTTCGTTATCATGTACGTTAAGGATATATCTTTTCTTTGCTGTCCAGAGACCACGATCTGCGATTGCTTCACGTTTCATAACCATACGATTATCTACACCACCAAGCATGTTAAAGAGATCTGTGTAAGACTTTTCAAGTTCAGGTTCAAGAGCTTCTTGACAGATTTTATCAAGAAAGTCGATTGTATTATTTGGCGAAAACTGCTTTACAAGATCGTCCAAGCTTACATAGAGCGAATCGGTATCGATTGCAACAACATAGTCTTTCCAAGTTTCGTTTTTAAGTATACGATTAAGATATGAGTTGATAGAATACTCAGCCCAACGAATTGTAAGCTGACCTGTAAGTGTAATTGCTTCAGCAATTCTTTGATCGAAGAAACGAAAGTATTTGTTACCCAATGCGCCATAAAGAGAGTTAAGAAGAATCTTAATCGACATTTGCTGATTTTCGCTGATTGCAATGTCTCTTTCAATGTTATAGATTTCTTGTTTGTCTTCTTTATCAGCAGTTTGTAATCTCTTTTGAGCTTCGATCATATTCTTTTTAATCTCAACTCTTTCTTTATACATCTCATCAACAATGAATGGAACAATACCTGGTCGATCAGTATTAAAGTATTGACCATTTGCAGCAAGAGCTTTACCTTTATTATCTGGTCTTGAAGATTTTGTAAGTACTCCTTCAAGGTCAAAGTTTGTAATTTCTCCATTTGCAATTGTTTCTGGAGACATATTGTATTGCATAATGATTGATGGATATAGTGAGTTCAAATCAAAAGAAACAATATTGTCATGAATTCCAACATGAGGATCTTTTACAAAGCCACCAGGATACATTGTTTTAGTTTTGTCTTCGATAAATGGAACTACAATCTTACTCTTATATAGTCTTCGATAGATGATTGTATCCCAGATGAGAGTAGTACCAAACGTATCGTTATAGTTTACGCCACCTTTGTATGCCATAGTCATGCAAAGAGTAATCAAGCCAAGTTTATCTTCCAAACGATCTACAAGCTCTACGTCTTTGATATTATAGTCAATAAACTTTTGATGATTGTATTTGTATAGAGTATGCAGATTAGAATACTCATCATAACTGAGTTTCTTTTCGCCAAGAACTACATTTGCAATATGATCAAGTTTATAAGACTCTTGTGGTCCATACGAATAGCCAAACTTTTGAAAGAGATCGAGATAGTCTAGAACTGAAATACCTTTTAAGTCATAAGATGTCTGAGTTCTTCCCATTTTTGTAACATCTCTTCGATCGATCATTTGCCAAGGACTAAGTCTTTTGACATAAGCTTCACCAAGCATACGATTGATACGATTGACAAGATATGGAATATCAAAGAAACGTACGTTCCAACCAGTCACAACATCTGGACTGTGATTATTCCAATGAGTAATAAAGTTAATGAGTAAGTCGTCTTCACGATCAAACTTACGATAGATAACGCTATGATCTTTCATGTAAGATTGTTCAGTGTCATAGTCGCCAAGACCCCAGATAAAATAGGTGTCATTGATATTGTTCTTTAAAGCAATCGATATAATCTTATGATCTGCTTTTTCTGGCTCAGGGAATCCATCATCAGAAGCAACCTCAATATCGATTGTTGTTACGTTAATAAGATTACGATTGAATCCAATTTCTCCTGGATAGTAATCGTTAATAAATGCTGGAATGTATTTTGTATTACCATAGATTTCTTTACCAGCAACTGATTTGTTTGCGGTTACATATTCGTTTGCTGTGCGCATTGATTCGAATCTTTTACCTGCATTTGCAATGCCGACAGGAGTACCATCAAGAGCTTTCCACTCTGTCGGAAGATTTGTTGAAGTAAAAAGTATTGGTTCGTACTTGATTTTCTTTTCGATTCTACGGCCATGATCATAGCCTCGAAGTAGAATCATATTTCCATAGCGAGAAACATTAGTATAGAATTGCAAATTTGTCATTATGTATATTATACCATAGTTCGGTCGTTTTGTAAACGACTTTTTTCAAAAAAGGTGGGGGAGTTTTTCCTCCCCCGCATGAATCAAAATGAGAGAGATGTTAGGTAAATTGTTAAGGGTGCCAACGTTAATGTTGTCATACTTATCAATACTAATCCTAGGGTCTCTCTTACATCATCATATTTTAAGAACAATTTAATAAGTTCCATTGTAATCTCCAGTAAAAAAGTTTATTACTTATCTACTGGGTGTTCGCTGATACTAGCCTTTCAAAAAAGATTTTTTCTTTGATGCCCCAGCAGACCCTATATCGATCTTCCTAGGACGCTTCTCTTCTGGAAGTTCCACTCTGGCATACACCACTAGTATTCCATCCTTTAGATCAGCACCATCTATTACGACAAATTCTGAGAGTCGGAAGCTTTTCTCAAATTTGCGAGATGAAATGCCTTTATACGCGAATTCACGCTCATCTTTTTCAACTTCACCTGTAACTTTAAGAATACCGTCTTTTAATTCGATATCAATATCGTCTTTAGTGAATCCCGCTACAGCAAGCTCAATGAGAAACTTCTCGTCATCGATCTTAACTACGTTGTGCGGTGGATAATTATCGTTACCAGATCTGGCACTATTATGAATCCTTTCCAAGTCTTCAAATAAAGTATCAAATCCTACGAATAGTGAACGTGGTACGTTCAAGTTATTTCTTACTACCATTTTATTTCCTCCTATTAAGTTAGCAAGGTTAATACGAATCCCGTTATCGGCGATTCATATGTATTTATATAAGTAATATGCTTACTTTACTTATTTGTAAAATAATTTTATTACTTTATTAATCCTTCCGGATTTCATTAATTTATGTAAGTCTTTAAAATATTTTTTTACTACTGTCATTCCTTATTTTGTGTATTGCCGATATTATACTTTGGACAAAGCTCCCATTGAGATTTTTCCTTAAATGGAATCACCTTAATCTGTCTTAATGGTGCTATGTCTTTTGCTTTACTTGGATCGACAATACTTATAAGTCCCCAATCAGCAAGTAATGTTGTAATTGTGTTTCTTCTTTGTATATCGTTTTCTAGAAGATTAGATGGTTTTCCATCTAATAAGAACAGCTCTTTAAAATGTACTATAAAGTATCTGCCTTGCTTATGCAATATGTGGCAAGATTGATAGAGCTTTTGATCTTTGCGAGATGCTACTCCAATACGAGTTAAAGTCTCTCGTATTTTCAAGAAGTCATCTGGTTCGTTAAGCGTGACCTCCAACATTTCTGTCGGTTGCCAGTTTGTGATTTGTTTATTTTCGTTTTCCACCTTTATAAATCCTTTGTTTCAATTCTTCAATTTGTTCATTGCTCATTAATGATAATGCGGATTTAGCCTTTTCATTGCTATACCCATAATATTCTTTGATGAGTTCGAGATGATTTACTTCCTGTGGTTTGACCCATTTGGACCATCTCTTTTTTCTCTTAATTATATTTATAAAAAAATCAAACTGAAGACGATGATCTAGATGATGATATCTATTCATCTCGTTTGCATAAAGTATAGTATCTCGAAAGAAAGAAAGACCACGATTAATGATAAACGGATTGTATTCTTTCTCTGCAATATCATCCACCATGATATCTTTCTTGGTTTCGTTAATTGCTTTTAAATAATCAAACGGATTCATTTCTTACGTATATCTCTGCATCAACTAATGTTGAAAATGTTCTTTCTTTTATAATTACACTTAGCTCGTTCATGAGAACTGCTCGCCACTTTCTTGTTTCACCTTCATAGTGAACTTCAACTATTGACCATTTCATTTAAACTTTACTCCTGCCATAATTTCAGTACAACAAGCAACCATATTCAGTTCATGATCTGCTACAAAGCTATTCTTATATTGATAGTCAGCTAGAATCAAGACCATTTGTGGAATGCTAGTTGGTTCTACATGCTCATTCATATTATCATATAACTTACGAAACATAGATGCTGGTTCGATATCGATATTATCAGCAACCCATTGTCTCATCTTTTTAAAGTCTTTCAGTCTTAAAGCATTCATAAGAGTATCAACTGCAATATCAGATACGTTAATCAATATTCCACTATCAATAACTCCATGATTTGAATATCTTTGTAACTCGTTTATTGTTCTTCTAAAATCTGGAAAGTGTTTCATTATCAGTTCAGCAAGAACTGCTGGCTCTGAATTGATATGCTCTTGTTGAAGAATAAACATTACACGATTCATAAATGCTGAAGCAAGCTTATCTTTCTCTCCTTTAGGCATAGCAAACTCAATCACACTACATCTTGAGTGTAAAGGTTCTATCAATCTATTCTTAAAGTTACATGTAAGAATAAATCTACAGTTTGCTGAAAACTCTTCGATAAATCCACGAAGAGCAGGTTGGGTGGACTGGGGATTCAAGTAATCAGCCTCATCAAGAATTACCACCTTGTATCCACCCGATAAGGAAACCGAGCTTGCAAATTGTTTTATTTTGTTTCTTAGTGTATCAATGCCTGATTCTTCAGATCCATTGATTACAATATAGTCTAAATCTAGTTGATTACACAGAGCTTTTGCAACTGTGGTTTTACCAACACCAGCTGTGCCTGTGAACATCATGTTCTGTAGTTCGCCTTGTTTTAATATTTCAGAAAATTCTTTTTGTAACTGAGAAGGCAGTATACACTCGTCGATCGTTTGTGGACGATATTTCTCAACCCATAAAAATTCTTGCATTATAGAACCTCCCATGCTTCAACAGTATCTAGAATGAATGATCTCCAAGCATTCTTATCTAATGACCATACTGGAAAGACGTCCATGTTATTAGCGCTATAATTGATTTTGATTGTAACACCATTTGCTTCTAAGATCGCAGGATTGAGTGTGCAAGGCATGACTCTTATTTCGCCTGTATCTACTTTTTTAAATGTTACTGTGACTTGCCCTTTTTGTAAAGCCTCAAGCAATTTGGCTCTTTCATTTGTTTGCATAATATATCCTTTAAATTAAGAGGGGATTGCTCCCCTCTATCATTATTCTGCTGAGTCAGCTTCAACTGGTTCTTCCACAGGAACTTCTCCCTCTGGAACGTCTCCATCTTTAGGTGCAGCGGCGTTTAAGAATTTTACAACTCTATTTCTAAGACCACCTACAGCCTCAAGTTCAGGACCTTCGAATCCACCTCTTTTTGAACAGATGTCGATGATCTGAACCATTGTGGCGATATCCTGTAAAGACAGTTGAACACCTTCTTCAGCAACTTCAGTTTTCACTTCTTCTGCCATGATTTTCTCCTTTGCAAAGTGTTTAACAAAATGGAAAGACCCACCTGGCATCTTTCCTCTCTTCCTATGTATTTATACAACATAGGTTGAGTTTTTTTCAAGAGCGATAAAATATTCCACCGGATAATTACTATTAGTCCAGTTTGAAATAAGCTTAGATGAGATACTTACAAAGTAGTCACCAGGTAGTAATTTCAAGTTTGGAATACTTACCACGAAGTTGAACTCATTTTGACATGAGTTCTCTTTATCCAATTCAATTTCAAAAAGGTTTGATGTACTGTCTCTCGTATCGACAACTGAAGCAGTAATTACGCCGTTTTGACCTTGTATGGATAATTCAGAATGACCAAGTACAGCAGCCGCTTTTCGAATCTGATTAAGTACATCTTCTTCGATGTTAACGCCAACTTCTGGATCAGGCATCTGAATATCTTTTTGTGGAGTAGTAAGAATACCTGACTCACTAAAGAAATATCTTATCTTTTGCGAGTTTGGTAGTTTACAACCACCCACATTGTTTTTAATTAATACAGCTTTATCTTCAAATTCCAATGTTGGATTGTCGATAAGACTATATACTGACAAGAATTCGTTTAAGTCGTAGACTCCGAATTCTTTAGGGAAATCTTCTACAATCGTAGCCTGTGCCAGTATGGTCTTCGCTTCAGATATTGTCTTAAGCTTTTGACCAGGACTGAATACTAGATTTGGATTAATAGAAGCAAAGTTCTTAAGAACGTTAAGTGTTTCATCACTAATTATCATTTTTATTTTCCTCATTCAAATCATGTACATGTAATGCGATTACAGTATAGTGAAGAATTTTTAAAAGATCTTTTCGATTAAGACCTTCTTTCTTTCCATACCTTTGCGCATACTTAAGTACATTTCCAATTGCAAATCCCATACCGTGGCCACAATCGATAATAAATTCAGTAGACTGAAAATTATTTTTCGAGTAATGACCGCTATATGTATTATTTATATAATCAAGAAGCTCCTTTACAAGAGCTCCTTCATTAAACTTATAGTTT